TGAAAGTGTAAATGGCGCCTCCCATGACGTGCCAGATGAGCCTGCTATTCCAAATCTCCACGCCGTCGATCTCTGGCATTGTGTCTATCCCTATCTCCGGGTACCGTCTGCTGTCTTTTATTGGTATCGTATAGCCGCCGCCCGGTGCCGGTAGAGGGAGCATCTGACTACCTTTTTCATATATGCCCGCCAGTTCCTTATACCTCGGCAACCAGGGTGCGGTTTCAATGTATGGTTTCTGCATCGTTCTATGGAGCCACACGTCCGCAAGTAGTTGCAACACTGTATCTGACAATGCGCCTGCAACCCCAATTGGTAGCATGAAGCCGAATGGTGGTATACAGTGGTAGGACCACACAGTGTTGCCGTCCCTGTCACGTGGTATCTTGTTCCCCGTCACCTTCTCTTGTATGCGTGCTATGTGGTTGCCATATTTCGCGCCTGCCCAACTCTCGGACAGCCCCGCAATGAACATCCCCATAACGAGGGCGTTTACCTCGGAAAACTGGGTGTTCGAGACCGCGTCATTCCACATTCCCACCGGCAACGCTAACGACCGATTCAGTGCACACTGCCCAACCGCGAATTGTCTGGCCCAACTGCTCGAGTACATCCCCCAGCGCCCTGAGATGTCCATTTCATTTTGCATCTCTTGGTCATCATCTGCCACTACCTCAAGTAGACCATACGCCATCGTGGACGCAAAAGCAAGCGATAGTTGCGGCTCAACACCGTGGAAGTTGTCTGGATATCCTGCGAATGGCATATCTCCCGTCAGCACAAAGCCCACCCTGCCAAAATAGTCTGCAGCGGCGTTGCCTGGTGCAGTGCTGACCGGGAACACAAAGGGTGCACCATTTGTACCATTAAAAGATTGGTTCACTTCGAAGAGGGGTGTCCATCTATTCTCGCTTAAAATTGCTCGTATTCTGCCACTCTCCAGGTCGACCTGACATTTCCATTTCCTCGCCACCCATCTCATCAGTAGCATTATCGTTCTTGGGTCCGCGTTCGTGCTTGCGGGGTGGAGCCATGAGTATAGAAAGTCAACCAATGAGTAACTGTGTGCTCCGTACGCTCCACCGAGATACATCACATTAAGAGGTGTGTTGGGTGCAAACCCTACCGTACCCTGTGGCCCGGTCGTAGGTGCCCACAGAGGAAGTAGGTTTGCTGCCCCTTGCGCTCGAGGCACTGGTTCTTGGTTCGCTGTTGGTGGTAGTACCACGTCCAGGTTGTCATAGCCCTGTTGGACGGCACAGCAGGCATTTGATATGAATGTCTGCTGTCCAGGGGTGTTATTTCCATCTATGCCCCCTGTTGGGTCCACGGTCCCGTACTGCTGTGTGTACATACCCCACGGCCAGACACAAAATCCCATTAGGTACAACGCTACCAGTGTGCCTACGCTGCCTTGCTCGCCCAAAGTGAGTAGGCCTGGTGGAATTACTATTCTGTTTGATCTCGACTCAGACGGTATGGTTTGCTCCGACACGTGGAATACAATGTTGCCCTTATTCGCCGGGCCAAAGGCAAAAATTGGGTTGTTGCCACCACAATCTTCGCCAAACACTGGACTATCATTGAGTCCAACAGTTATTGGTGGTGCCCCAACCCCGCCGCCAGCAAATATGTTATATAGCGGGCTCATTCTCGTGAATGAGTCAAACCATCCTGCTTGTCCGGCGAGTGACTTTTCAGTGAAATCACCAAACTGTGGGTCAAGACATATCCTCAATTTCCATAATTTTTCAAACCAGGCTTGCATGCTTTCACCCTCTTCCGGGACCGCGTGTGATGCATTCCAGACATCGTAGCCGAAGAAACCATTAGATGCGCGCACCGGTATTTTGTTTATGTTATCGCTCGCCCTTTTGTCTAGCTTTACTGCCATTGGTGACCAGCTGTACTTCCGGGTGTTGAGTCTTGGCATACTCCTCACACTGTAAAAAGTCAGTGGCACGGCAGAGTTTTGTAAGGCATATGTCATACCATTCCTGACCGTTCTGGGAAACATCCTGTTCTCTGGAGGTGTAACCGACCCCACGTTAGTGGTTGTGTTGTCTGTATATTGTATTGCACCACGTAGTACTGCCTCATTCGTCGCGCTACCTATAGATATCCCAACCCGTGACTGCAGCAGAGAAATACACTGGACATCCTTGACTGGGTCGTATTCCCCGGCGTCAGTCGATCCCTCTGCAAAGTCGTCCCACAGCGGGTACATGCTCGCTAGCCCCGTGATTGCAGTCATCGTCTGTGCTGCAATTTGTCGTTTTTGCGTGGATACGGGGTTCTTCGTCTGTACCCCCGTCTCAATTATGGCACTGGCGGGATGGGTACTCAGTTCTGACATTATCCCCGTCGACTCTTGCATATTGCCAACTAGCGCGTGCATCAGCTTGTTGAATGCTTTTCTCGATAGTGAGGCGAAGTAGGAAATAAACCCTTCGTCGTTACCTTGGCCCGCATACATTTCTTTGTTATGTGCCAAAGCCTCCGACTCCAGAACCTTCTCAGTATTAACGCACTCATCTAATGAGGATACTTTCTCCACTCTAACTTTCTCATTTGTCTCCACGTCGTGCCAGTTACCTGGCCGTGTGCCGAAAGTTTTTTGGTGCCACGCCTGATACACCGGTGACGCATGTAGCTTGTCTCTTATCCCTAACACCCTTGTATAACTATATAACTCCGCTGCCTTCGGGTGTTGGTATGCCCTCGCATACACAAAAACCTTGTCCTCCTCCCTTCCATCAAAACTGTACCTTTCGACGAGCATTTTTACTAGGTCTCGCTTGGGCTGCGTCGCTTCCACCCAGTCCGCCAAGTCCTGGTAAGTCCTGAGCTTACCCAGCAAACGGCTGAGCATATGGTGGAAGTTACCCCTTCTCTCCGGCTGATAGATCTCCTTCTCGGGCTCGGCGTTGCTTGGCTCACTTTGGCGTGCTGTTCGGTCTCCGCCATTGTTCTCGTTGCTTGTCTTGCCTGGTGTTCGTGGTTCTGATCTCTCATACCTGCCCATCCCATTTGGGGCTGCGGCGGTTCTTCC